GTCGTTGGCGATGTCGAGCCCTGTCGAGAGGAATGTCGTCGCGCCGGATCCTGCGTCGGCTGCTAGGTCAAAGTCTTTCTCGCCAGATGGAAGATAGAAGGCTGTGCGCCTGCCTTTCATGCGATCGAAGAATTGCTCGAGCTCGCCAGCTGTCGTCAGATCGAGGCCCGCGAATTGCGCCTCGATCGCCCGCTCAGCTCGATTGACAGGCCTGAATTGCGCAGTCCTTCCCCGATCGAAGTCGACATTTTCGACAGGCCAGATCTCGCCAAGATTGGGAGACTGGCGAAAGTCAGGCTCGAGCGTGAAGATCTCCCGGCCATTGAATGAAGCCCATGCGCTGCCAGCTGCTCGAGGCGGCTCTCCCCCGGGATAGCATTCCAGCTCGACGCTGATCTCGACTGCGCCGGGAGTGAGCCGCGATGTCGAGATCTTGCCGTTCATCAGGCCAAAGAATGTAGGGCGCAGCACGCTTCCAGCTGGCCAAGCATTGGCGAGCAGATCCTCGAGCTCGATCGTCGTGCCTGCGACGCTCGCGACTTGCACTTCCTCCGTTTCGTCGCCGCACAACAGCAAGCGCTGGCCAGCTGCCACCCAAGCAGGCATTGGATCCACTTCGAGCAGATCCGTCGCTGCTGACGCAGGATCCGCAAGGCGCGCCCATCGCGCGAAGTCCGTCACGACTGCAGGCTTATTCTGCCATGCACGCATCCAATGATTGGCGGCTCGTCGATCAGCGCCAATCTGGATCGTGCGGTAGTTGATGGAGAAGCGAGGGCTCTGGCGCAGCGCACGCCGCTGCTCAGTGTTGTCGCGGCTGTTGGCGATGTCCGTCACGAAGGAGCGCCGCACATTGAAGCCAGCGCGCCAGTCTGGCGAATAAGGCCACAGTCGAGCAGCTGCAGGATCTAGGACATCATAGCTCATTGCAGCGTCTGCTTAACCCGCCCGCGATTGGCGCCAAGAGCAGCCAGCAGCGTCTTCTGGCCAGCTGGCGTGCCAAGCGCGCGCTGCAGCATGTCGGCTGGATCGAGGCTGGCGAATAGATTGACATCAGGCATGGCGCTGAGGCCCGCATTCACCGCGTCGCCAACGAGGCTGCGCAGCTGGCCAATGTCATCCTTGCTGAAGCCAGCTGAGCGATGAGGCGAGGCGGCTGGCATATTCATTGGAGCGACCGCGCGCACGCGCCCTCCCTCAGCGAATCCCGGGAGCTTGCCTGTGCGATTGATATGCTCGAGATCCTGATAGCCAATCGATCGCGCGCTCTTGGCTTTAATCATATATTCGTCTGGCGAGGCCCAAATTGGCACGTTGTCGCCAGTCGAAGATCCCGGCCCATAGATCCTGCCACCCTTGGCGAAGCCAGCCGCTCTGCCTGCCTGCGCCAGCGCGAAGGAGAGCGCATGCGTGCCTGCCAGCGCCGCCGCCGCAGGCCCTGCGTTGGCTCCTAGCGTGGCGAGGCAGGCAGCGGCAGCTGCAGGAGCCCATGCAGTGGCAGCAGCAGCAGCCTCAGTAGCTGTGGCAGCTGTCGCTCCAGCTCCAAGCGCCTTGCCGATCGTGGCGAGAATGACTTGCTGGATTGCCAGCTTGACGAGGCCAGCGACGATCGACTGCAGCGTTGCGCGAGCGACATCTTTCAGGCTCGTGAAGTTGACGATCGCATCCGTCAGCGCGTCAGTGAATGTCGCGAGGCCTCCAGCCGCGATGCTCTCGAAGGCAGAGTTGATGTCATCGGCCTGCTTTGAAATATCGCTAAAGTAGGCATCGAGTGGAGACAGATTAGCGTTATCGCTGCCCTGCTGCGCCGCCGCTTGGCGATCAGGCAGGCTGTCGAGCCTCATCTGAGCAATCTTGGCTGCAGCCTCAGCCTCGATCTTCTCACTCTCTGCGATGTCAGTCCTGAGCCTCAGGCTCTCAGCATGTTTGATGATCGCCTCGTTGACGATCCTCTCCTCCTCAAACTGGAGATCGAGCAGCCTGCGCTCGAGATCGCGGCGCTCCTTAACCGTCTTGGCAAGGCCAAGCTGCGCCTGCAAGACATCGGCCTTGTTGCGCAGCTCCGCAGTTTGAATGTCCGTCGCAGCCTGAGCCTGCTGCTCCTGCAGCCGAAATTTGCGCTGATCCTCGCGCCGATTAACGAGCTCAGTCCTGAGCTTGGCGCGCTCCTCGTTGAGATCGAGCAGCTGCTTGGCCTCGCCTTCTTCGAGCTTCCTCTGCTCGAGCAGGCTCTTGACGTTATCCTCATACTTGGCGCGGCTGATCTCGATCGAATCCAGCTCGAGCTTGGCGATCTCCTCAGCCGATGTCAGCAGCGACTGGCGCGCGTCGACGACTTCGCTATTGATCGAGGCCAGCTGATTGTCGAAGGCCTGCTCCCTGCGCTCAGCTGCGTCAGCCAGTGCCTGAGGATCCTTGCCCTTAGGCCCTGAGCGACGCGCGAAAGCGATGTGGAAGTGATCGCCTTCGTCGAGCTTCTCGATCAGCTTGACGCCTTCCTTCTCGAAAGCCTGCACGATCTTGCCAAGCGTCAGGCCAGCCGTCTTGGCGATGTCGATCGCTTGGCCTTTGACATGGAAGCTGTTGGCAACGCCGCCAACGTCTTTGTTGTGCGCAGCTGTGCGCGTGCCTGATGTGACAGTGCCGCCGATGCCAGCGACGATCCTGCGCGCGTCAGCGACTGTGATCTGCCTGCCAGACTGGCGATTGGCGCGCTCATCTTCAGCAGCCTGACGCTTCTTCGAGCGCTCCTTCTCGAGCTCGACTTCGCGCTGGCGCTCGAGCTCCTTTGTCTGCGCAGCGAGCGTTGTCCTGACAGTGCCTTCCTTGACCGCGCGCTGGCGAGCCTGCTCGATCAGATCGTCATACTTCTTTTTGATGCGCTCCAGAGGATCGCTCGTCGCGCTGACGAGCTCGACGACGCGACGCGAAAGCGCAGCTGTGACAGCGCCCTGCTGCTTCGTGATGAGCTTGTCGATCCGGCCAACTCGAGCCTCAGCATCCTTAATCCTCTGCTCAGCCTTGTCGCTCTCCGCATTGAGCGAGCCAGTGATGCGAGGATCATTGCCAGCGACATTGGCTCGAGCGCGATTGAGCTCGATCTGCGCGCGAGCCGCCTCGAGCGTGGCGATCGTCTCGTCGCGCAGGCCTTTGAGCTGGATCAGGCGCTTCTCAGCATTCTCGAGCGCCAAGCGCGCAGCACTCTTCTGGCTGTCGTTGAGCTTGTCGAGCGCCTTCTGATCGTCGCGGATCGCAGCAGTGACGCCCTCGAGCGTCGTCGCGAAAATGTCGTTGGCGATCTCGCTGAGCCGCGTCTTTTCTGCATTTTCCTTCAGCTTCTCGACGAGATCCTTGAGCTTGCCCTCAGTGTCTTTGCTCTGCGTCGCCAACTCATACAGTGCCGCGACGCCCGCGATCGCGCCAGAGACGAGCACGCCGCCTAGGATTCCCCCAAGGCCAGCCGCCGCCGCGCCAATATAGGTGAAGGCCTTAGTGACGACTGGCGCCTGCTTTGGAACGCTCGTGAATGGAGACTTAGGCCCCGTCAGCAATCCGCTGATGTCATTGATCTGCGTGCCTATGATCTGAGAGGCGCGGCTGATCTCGCGCGATTCCTTCTGGATCGCTGACGAGCGCGCGCTGCTGCCTTTGACGAATCCCTTTTCAGCCTTCGCGCCAGATCGCTCGATGCGATCCATGCTCGTTTCATAAGTGTCGGCTGACTGCTTGACGTTGCCATCGAAGCCCTCGTTTTTGGCGATGAGCTCAATCACAACTCTTTCGGGTTCATAGGCCATGCCAGCGACAATATGCGCAGCTGTGGCGCTTCAATAGGTTTGCGGCTGGCCTAGTGTGTCAGGCGAGGATCTGCGTTAATTTTCTCGAGGCGAGCCATCGTCGTCTCAGGATCTGGAGGATCGATGTCGTCGCCAGAACGATGCGCCTCATTCCAATTCCAAAGCATCGCCTCATAGTCATAGAGGCTCATGTGCTCAGCTTCGCTTGGAGGGATATTCATCATCGCCAGATTGGCCAGCACGAGGCCCCAATTCAGCGATCCATCGTCTTCCCTGCCCGCCCTCTGACGGGCTAATCTTTTTTTGGCGGATCATACCCCAAGATGCAGGCGCCAAGGATCGACACAGCGATATTCCAGATCTCGTTTAGCGGTCTGTCTTGCACATAGGAGGCGATCAGGCGATCAGCGAGCGCTGGAGTGACGATTAGATCCTCGCCATTGACGAGGCCTCGAGCGCCGCCGATGAGGCCCTGCCTGATCGTCTCGACAAGATCGACGACGAAAAACTCTGCCACTGCTGGCACGAGATATGTCTCGCCCTTCTCATTCTGAGCAGCTCCTCGCAGCACTCGAGCGAAGATCTTGCCGATGCCAACTGGAGGCCCCGGGAGGCCGCACTTGCGCTCGAGCTCAGTGATGCGCGCCAGAGGCAGCGCGAAAAGATATTCGCCATCAGCAAATTTGAGCTCGATTGTGCTGTTAGACGACATCAGGGAGTGACTGGCGTCCAAGTCCACAGGCCATCGCTGACGAGCGCGATCGAGATCTGCGCGAAAGCCTCATCCTCCGCAGTGATCTGCAGATTCGTGAGGATCGCAGGCCCTGCGAAATAGCCCTGATAGACTTCATCATCAGCAGGCTCAGTGAATAGGAAGCGATAGTTTTTCGTGATCGCCTGAGCCGCGATGATGCTCGCGAGATTGGAACGATTGAGCGTGCCTTCGCCCGTCAGATCCCATTGCCTGCCAGTGACGATCGCGCGGCGAATTGGCACATCTTCAGGATCTGCGCAGTCCCGCGTGAATTGATCGTTGGTGTTGACCGCAGCCGTGAAGCTGCGCGTCGAGATCCCGCAGAGAGCAGTGAAGACTTCCGGCCCTGCTCCATCACCCATCATGAGCGAGAAGTAAGTGCCACGAATGATGTCAGGCTGAGCCAATTTGGCCTCCATTCAAAACCCTGACGCCAGCCTCGCTCGCGCCGTGAGGCCTGAAATTACAAGCTCGCGCCGTTTGGCGGTAGGTTTGTCAGCTGGAGATCGTCGCCTCGATGTGCGCCAAGCCATGCCATGCGCTGGCCTCTGCAGCGTCAGGCAGGATCTGCGAGCCCTTCCAGCGAATATGGGCGCGGCCTCCCCCGTCGAGCGCCAGCACAATGCCCTTGCCCTGTGAGCCCTCAAGCGAGCGCGCCATCGCGCTCAGGATCTCAGCGCATTCATTCTCATAATCTTCCTTCGAGAAGATATGCAGCGTGACATCGACGATCAATCCATCGAGGCACTGCGCGCGGAAGGGCCTGCTGTCTGGCGAACCGTATCGCGTGAAAGGCCAAGGCGTCTCAGCTGGCTGGCGCATGCCATGCACTTGCTCAGCTGGCACCTTGGCAGTGAAGCTGCCGTCAGCTCTCAGATGGCTGACGATCGCTTCGCGCAGGGGAAGGCTCAGATCTCGCGCCATTGTCGTTAGCTGGCATCTGCCACGATGGAGTCCCCATTCGCGGCGCCACCATCCTCAGCCAGACTAGCATCATCCAGTCGATCGTCTGGCTGAATGTTGGAGGAGCCGCCATCTGTCGCGACTTTATCGGCTGCAGCCGCCTTTGTCTTGGCCTTCTTGGCAGGCGCCTTCTTCGAGCTCGCTTCGACTGCATAGCCCTTTTCGATCGCCCAATCTGCGAGCTCATCTTTCACGAGCTGCTCAGTGTCGAGTTGAGCCGTGGAGAAGTGAGTGATCGCAGAAACTCCCGGCCATCTGTAATCGAAGGGCGCTTTGATGATCTTGATCCGCCTAGCCACAGCTCATCTCCTTTTTCCGGCATGCTTGTCGACCGCCTCTTTAACCTTGGCGATGATCTCAGCCTTCTTGTTGCGCGTCGCTGGCCCCATGTAAGGCCTCGCAGCCATCTTCGATGTGCCAGCTTCGAGAGGCACCGCATATTTTGCATTCGAGCTGGCTTCTGCGCGAAGCGGCGCCGTCTGCACAGCTTCGATGCCAGACTTCAGGATTCCAGTGTCGTTGTTGGGCGGCTCCCCGGGAAGCGAGGCAACATGGCCAGCGCCTGAGATCGAGCCCTCAGTGATGAGATGCTGCGCCTCCTGCTGGATCTGCTGCGCGCCCCAATAGAGCGCCCTGCCAACATCGACGATCGCCTCCTTGGAAGCGATGGCGTTGAGCCTCGCAGAGGCCCTCTCCCTGCCAGTGATCCTAGGCATTGTTGAGCTCGATCTGCTCGACAGAGACTTTGCCCTTCAGCGTCTCCGTGATGACTTCATCGCCATGCACCATGAAATGGCCGTGATCGTCGAGCCGGATCCTGATCGCGAAGCCATCGTCGATCGAATAATGGATGACGTTCCTGAGGCGCTCGCCA